TTACTTACTGACTTAGGTATAATTTTATCATTAACTTCCTGATGCCAGAGGAATCTGTTGTTGTCACGACGGACATGTGTGTACACATCTACGTCATCACTGTGTTCAGACTCGTCTTGTACAGTTAAGTCGTCTTCAAAATCTGGTAATAATTTTTTGCTAATTTTTTCCTTGGTGACAATTTCAATTACATTTCCATTCCCATCACGCTCTATGACATAACGATGTAGAGGAAAGAGTTTTAAACCATCCTTACCCATGAAGACTAACGCATTACCTGCTACTACCAAGTGCTTAAGAGCTTGGTGTATAACAACACGGTCATCTGATGCTGCGATAGAATCCATTATGGTATTCTCTACCTTAGCAAAGGATAAATCTAATTCAGATTTCATGTTGGGATCAACTTGTCCTAGCATTGCATCGTTAATCTGTAGCTTAAAGAAGCTAGTGTTAACAGGTACTAATGCTAGTTGTAGTTTAGCTGCTAGAGTTACTACTCCTTTAGCTCCAACTGATTGCCATGGTGTGCTTAAGTTTTTAGCACCACGCATGAACTCTTCTTCACCACGAATTAGATAGGGGATAGTTAGCTTGGCTGCCTCTTCCGCTATGTTTAGAAACTGAGAACGTTCTGATGCTAAACTGTCATATCTTGTTTTAGCTGACATTATATATTAAGGGATTTAGTTTGTTGTTCTCTGCCTAATTGTTTTGTACCTCTAATGGTACCCATTTTAGATGCTTTTGATCTCTTTATCCGTACACCTTTAGCACTTGTACCTGTAAACCTTTGGCCTACGTCTTGTGCTCTTGGTGTTTGCATTACTTGTGGTCTTAGTATACCAGCTTCAGCATCAAATTCTTTCTTAGCAGCTCCGTATGGAGTTGAGCTAAACTGATCTGCCTGTTGGTTTGACTTATAGTCTATTTGCCTTCTATCTACTGGCATATCACCGGGGATACCGGGTTTGGTTGGTACAGTTGGTGTCCAATCACCTTGAGCTGGGTTAGTATTATCGTCAGGTGCCCAGTAAGTTGAAGTGAAATCACGTGTTTGATTAAACAAATCTTGTGACGTACCAGCATCACCAAACTCTTTGAACTTCTCATGTGTAAGAGCACCCCATACTTCGGCACCTAATTTCTTACGAATATCGTCAGGTGTTAGTCCACTATCTATGGCTGTTTGTATATCTTGAAGGCTTGCAAATCTACCCATGTGTGTTGGGTTCGCACCATCTTCATCCCAGTCATCAGTATCATATTGATTATGAGCATCCATATAATCTCCTCTATTATATAATATACCTCCACTACCAGAGATTACCTTACCTTCAGAATCAGTCTGTGCTCCACCAATAATATCTTCTAATTGCATCTCACCACTTTGTACTTTCTGTACCCAGTCAACGACTGCGGTGTTTTCCATTGCAGTGAACAGTCTATTATCTCCTAGAGTTGGCATTGTAGATCGTTGATCTTCGTTAGATGCTTGACCTAAATACTCCCAACCTGCATCTCTAATAGATGTTTCAGCTTGTTCGTAACCATCACTACCTCGGTGTCTTATAGCACGTGCAACGGTAGCGGAGTCATCACCTGCGGTTTCATCCCTCCAATATTGTAATCCAGCTTCGTCAGCATCTCTACCATACTCAGCAGAGTAAACATCTCTTATGTTTGCCTCTTCAGATTCAGCAAAGGCTGCTGCAATAGTTTCTATGCTAGTACCACCAGCTAAGGCAGCTTCCCAGTATGCTTTACCTGCTGCGTCAGCTTCTCTACCAAAACCTTGTGAATATAATTGATCAATAGTAGTATCAGACGATACATTCTCTAAGAATGTACGACCTACAGTTGCATCCTCATCTGCACCCCACTTATTACCACGATCTACATTAGATGTAGTGTGTTGAGCTGCAGCTTGAAAGGCATCTCTAGTAGCATTGTCAGATCCACTAGCAGCATTAGCCATTTGTGTCTGATAGAACTTACCAACATCACTTGTTGGGTCCATGATCTGTGCTCTTGTTACACCTTTCTGTTCTAGTAAACCAACGATGTTTTCTCTTACAGCTGTAATGGCAGCATCCTTTTCAGCTCCTGATAGTGTACTGATGTCTACAAAACTACCTGTATTAGTAGAGTCGTAACCATCGTACCAACCATTAGCACCAGCCCATGTTTTACTCCAGTCTGTTGTCATTTTGCCCCCTTAGTTTTAGCGAATTGCTGCCAGTTTTTAATATTATCTGGTTTTTCTGCAGTCAATCCTCTGATACTTATGTTAGGCTTAGCTACATCAGGTGGTTCAGCCATCATACTATCAGTAATCTGCTGTTCATAACCAAAGGTAGGACTATAGTAATGACCTGCATCCACATTCTCCTCAGTTTTATTACCTGTAATAGTCATACGAGTAGGAGGTGGTGGTGCTTGGTAAGTAACTTCTGATCTCAGCTCACCTGTAATAGGATGATACCTTGACATCGTACCAGTTTCTTCATCAAACTTTTGGAATGGTTTATACTTTCTAATCATTACCTGTTGGTTGTGTTCGAAACCACGTGTGTTTCTACCTTCAGGGTAACGTGCGTTGTACATCTTACCACGTGCTATTTGTAATGCTTTGTCAGCTTCCCATTCAGCTTCAGCCCATGCACCATCCTTACCTTCTTCGTGTGCTCTCTTATAATGCTCATTAACCCAGCTTTGTATCTCTTTAGATGCAGCTCTAACTTGTTTAGCATTATCATAGTCAGCACCCGTACCCATAAACATATCGTAGTCTTCCTCTAAGACTTCATCAATAGCTGCACGATACAATTCATCGTGAGTATATTCAGCCCAATCCATTGGATATTCACGTCTATGAATTAAAGTTTGTAACTTACCATCCTTCATAAACTGTCCAACAATTTCACCACGTTCTTTTTTACTATATTTATCTACACCTTCTTTAATTATTTCATCTGGAGTTTTATCTCTCCATATATTTAAACGATCACCACCTGTTAGGTTATGAAACTTCTCTTGTGTACTCCAAGTGCTTGCTTGATCGTAAGTAATACCTCGTTCGATATCTAAACCCCAAGCTTCATCATTCAAAGCTAGTTGTCCACCTTTATCATACCAAGTATCGTATTGCTGTAGGACATCAAAACGTTGATCTTCTGTTAACCCTTGCATTTCATCAGTACCTCCCCATATATCTGTACGGAAAGCATACTTACCATGGTGTCTCCAGTCTAAACCAGATTTAGTTAGCTCCATTCTTAGAGCTTCTTTCTGTTCTTCAGTATCTCGTGTCCAATTTATATCTTCACTTGGAACCCATCTTCCTTTGTTATCATAAGCCATCGCTTCTTACCTCTTCCATTCGATGGACAATCCACTCAACCACAGAGCGTTGTCCAGATCTGTACATAATTTTTTGCATTGAATCCTCTGGGTTTGGTGTGGTTGGTGGAAAGTTCTCCTCTAATTCTTCGAGGATGTAGTTCATGTTGGGACCAGTGATGGCCTCAAGCATATTGTGGGAGGTTGACATTGTTGTGTTCAAAAAAGGCTGGCATTCTAGATGCTTTGGTGGCAGAAAGTTCTGGAGCCTTGCCTTCATACATTAAGCGATCACTTGTATCTAGCCAGAATTTTTTGTCCAAATATTTGTCGTAAGTATTTATACCTAGGGGTTCGAGTACCCAGTTAATGGTGGCCTTCCTAAGTTTATCCAAAGATTGACTAGGAGAAAAGCCCAACTCGTGACATACAAGGCTATTAGCGGCCACGTGTATTTGTTCGTCTCTGGAAATATCAGCTGATACCGTTCTGAGACCAGCATCACCAGAAAAGCGAAAGAAAGGCAATAAAACAAAGAATATAGCACGTTCAGCTACTAATGCTTTACAAATGGTGTGATCGGGGTGAGCTTCCCAAGCTGCACGCAGCCTGAGAGCTTCTGCTTCTGATTTAGGATCTACCCCAATAGCTTCCGCTAT